ATGGCGTCTATTCGTAAGCTAAAATCGGGATATCGGGCCGAGGTTGCCCGCAATGGTGTCCGAAAGTCAAAGGTATTTCCGACAAAGCAAGAGGCCAAAGACTGGGCCGCTCGCACTGAGTTCGAAATATTGAACCACGACAAGGTTGCGGCGAAGCTGACGCTGGGCGAGCTCTTTGAGCGCTATGCTCGCGAGGTCTCACCTTCAAAGCGGGGGCATCGCTGGGAGGTGATACGGCTGGAAAAGATCGGGCGAGATGAGATCGCCAAGATCCGGTTGGAGGATTTGTCTGCCAAGGATTTCGCAAAGTGGCGGGATCAGCGGCTGAAGGAAGTAGCACCCGCGAGTGTGATCCGCGAGATGCAGCTCATGTCATCAGTTCTGACCGTGGCGCGGAGGGAGTGGGAACTGATCGCAGCAAATCCACTCAGTGACGTGCGTAAGCCTACGAAACCGCAACCCCGTGATCGGCTGCCGACTGCCAACGAAATCGAAGCGATGCAGTTGAGTGCGGGTGAAGATCTGACCAAAGCAACAGCGAGGGCGTTCCATGCGTTCAGGTTTGCTTTGGAGAGCGCAATGCGCGCGGGTGAAATTGCTGGCTTGGAGTGGGATCGGGTTGATCTGGATCGCCGGGTGGCTCTGCTAACGCATACCAAGAATGGCAGGCCGCGAGAGGTTCCGTTGTCGACCAAAGCGGTTGAGCTGCTACGAGCCTTGCCGGAGCTCAATCCGGTGTTTGGTCTTTCATCTCGCCAGCTGGATGTTCTGTTTAGAAAACTGCGGGACAGGGCCGATGTCACAGGGTTGACGTTTCACGATTCCCGTCATGCAGCGATCACGACGCTCTCAAGAAAGCTCGATGTACTGGCATTGGCCCGGATGGTGGGGCACACGGATCTGAGGCAGCTGCGCGTGTACTACAACGAAAGCGCCGAAGAACTCGCCAAGCGCCTCGATTAGGCATCTGGGTTCTTGACCAACTTCTGCTTTCGCTCAAGCTGGCCATCCCTGATCCATCGTCTTACGGTCGCCTCGGATTTCCCCACCTTTTGCGCGTATTCCGCGACTGTGATCCATTTTGCTGGCGGGCTGATTTTTGAGGACATTAGGAGGCGCTTTATTTCTGTCAGCTCGTCCTGAAGGCTTGCGAGCGCATTGGCATCTACGGCGATGAGTTGCTGTGTCATTTCTGGCTCCCGATAAGGGTCTGAGTGTTTCTTGAGGCTGGCAATTCATGTTGGGCCTTGAAGTCCCTGACCCATTGATAGACGCGAGATTTGGCGATGCTGGGTCCGGGCATTGCCTTCATGACGGGTATGATCTTAGTTGCCGATACGCCTGCTAGGGCGAGTTCTGCGGCCTTTTCCATCCGTTCCGGTGTCATTGTCTGCGGCCTGCCGTGCCGCGCGCCGCGCTCGCGGGCCGCTTTGACGCCTGCGATGGTACGCTCTCTGATCAGGTCACGCTCCATCTGTGCCAAGGCTGCCATGATGTGAAACATGCCTTTGCCCATCGGGCTGGCGAGGTCGAAGCGCTCTGTCAGGCTGACCAACAGGACGTTGTTTGCCTCAAACACCTGCATTGCGCCGATGATGCCCAGCAGGGTACGGCCCAGTCTATCCAGCTTCCAAACCACGAACTCGCCACCAGTCTCCGCCGCGGTTGCGATAGCCGCTTGCAGCCCTGGGCGGTTCTTCTTCGCGCCGCTCATTTTGTCGGTGAAGATCATGGCGTCTGTGACGCCGTATTGTTTGAGGGCTGTGATCTGCATGTCGAGATTCTGTTCTATTGTCGAAACGCGGGCATAACCCACTTTCGCGGTTTCAGGCTTGGTCACGGTAGTCCAACGGTTGGGGGTAGCTGACTGGGGTGAGGAACACGGCAACCTTTCCAGTCAGGAGAGTCTCCTGTCCTGTCTTGGCGTCGAATGTGATGGCGAAGCCAAGCTCGTCATCGCATTCGATCACGTTCTCAATTTTTTCGCCGTCGAGGTGAACAAGCTCGACTTTCCCTGCATGTTGCTCAGCGGTGTAGCGGGTCATGGGTGGCCTCCTAAGTGGCGCGTTTCTGGGCTGGGGATTGTTGGAACTCAGGCGGCCTTGGCCATCTGGTCGATGTTGCAGAAATACGGGGTGAACGTGATAGCCATCACCCAGGGGTTTGCATCCCAGCTAATGTCTGGGCCTTCAGGTTTGCGAGGTGTGCCGTTGATGCGGTCCCAGAGGTCTTGGAACTCCCACTTGCAAGCTCTGAGGTAGATGCGGTCTCGATCTTCTTTAGAGGCCCCGAAGAGCCACATCTGACGGACCTTCTGAGACGTGCGGTTGACGCCTTCATCACGCGCATCTTCTGCGCTGATGTCCTGCAAGCGCTCTATCCGCACCTCTGAGACTTCCAGCGTGATGCGGCTGGCCCATCGGGGCATGTGCATTGCTTGTCGATGCTTGCCCGGTTTGATCATCATGCAGCCGAGTTCGCGAACCATGCTGTCGGCCAGATAGAATACTGGTTCCCCCTTGCTCATGTTTCTGGGCGCAATTCCGTCCATCTGTGAGCGGGCTTTCCAATGCTCTCTTACGAAAAGTTTGTCACCAGACTGCACCGGTAGAAGCTTCATTAGGTCATCGTGCCGGAAGTCTTCCCAGACATGATCCTTGCGACGAAACGCCCAATCATAACCTCGCGTGTCACTTACGCCGAATTGAAAGAAGCCGGGTTTACCTTTGATCTTTAGGAGGCGGCGGGTCTGGGTCTTTCCGGCCCCAGGGGTGCGGATCTCGCGAAGAATGGCATTCACCATCGGGGCGCTGAAAAGGATAGGGCGGTCGGCCATGGTTCTCTCCATCAAAGGGGTGCGTTTCGGGGTCGGGCGCGGCATGTGTTCCGTGAGTGGGTTGGCTGTGCCCTAGTCGTAGCGCTCGCGCTGCTGATGTAGTCAGCCGTTGCTTCTGGCGCGCTGCATTCGGCGGGTGCATTTTCGCCTGATCTTGCGCTGATCCTCTTTCAGCTCGTGCAGCGCGCGCTCTTTCCTGCTGATGCGCAGGTGAAGGACCGCAAGGCGGCGCAGATCCATTTCGTCGGCAAAGTGAAGCCACAGCGCCTTGAGGCCGAATATTTCGATCTTTTTCAGCTTGTTGCCGGTCTGCTTTGGCGCGGCCTGTGTACCTGTGACAGGTACACAGGTTGGGGCATTTGCTCTGGTTTGCATGGTTGCTCCGATCACCGGTACGGGGTCGCGATTTTGCCTGTCCAGGCGTCGAATTCGGTGCGCAGGGCGGCAAAGCGATCTGCTGCGGCCTTATTGCTGTTGAGCAGGCCACGGCTGTTCACGCCGCAGATCAGGCGGACGTATTCGGCGGCAGCGCTGGACATCAGCGATTTGCCGGGAAAGCCGCTGCGCTGTGCGGCGAATTCCTGAAACCGCGGGTCATTGCAGAGGATCCCCGCCTGCTGGGCGGGTGGCATCTCGGCAAAGGGCTGGCGGGTCATGCGATCGCGCCTTGGGCGATCAATGCCGGCGGACGGGCGGGAAGGCCTGTCGCGGCGATGTGGCGGCGGATGCGATTGGTGATCCTGCTGGGTGGCTCAATCCGGTGCGTGGGCTCGTCAAGCTTGTCGAAATTGACGCGCTGGCCTCGGGCGGATTTCAGGACTGACCACGACCAAATGAACTTATTTGGATTGTTACAGTGCGCTATTGGGTTGCCCGCAGTGTCGAGCGCATCGGTCAGTAGGTCCTGCTCAATATCGCATGTGGCGTTAGCAGGTGCGGGGTTTGTCTCAAATACATCGTCCACGCTGTACTCCATTCAAAATCTGTACCTGTATGTACATAAATATACGTAATAGTATAAATCAAGTCATAAATATACATACAGGTACAAATTTGATGAATGTGAGAAGCTGCCCTAGCCAGTTCTGCGCATGTCGCTGCGAATATCGGTTCTCAGTGCGACATATTCTAGGCCATCGAACGTGACGGGTTTGCTCAACACGCTGACTTTGTATCCCAGTCGCCTGAGTGCCAAAGGCATTAGGCGGGGGGACAGTGTCAGGACTGACTGGGCCCCAACCTCAGCCAAGTATTCGTTTGCACGGGCAAGTATTACCCTAGTGATATGGGGGCTTCCTACGAAGCGGGTCATTTCCCATAAATCAGCGCTCGGGTGTAACTCGGCCTTCATTGCTGCGGGATCGAAGTCAACTGGCAGAGCGCCCGATAGGAAATCGGCCAGCATGTAGGACAGGTCTTGCCCCTGGCGCCGTGGTGTTATGCTGTCGGTGCGCATAAGGCGCGCGCCACCGATACACTTCCCGTCTTCATATGCTACTATGAATTGAGCATTCGGGAGGTCATATTCATCCCATTCAACTTGCGATGTGTGGACCAGATCCCACCCTAGTCGATCTACAAATTCGGCCTTCCTGACTGCCATAAAGTCTAAAATGTTTTGATGGCTTACTTCGGAGGGATTCGGTCCGACGATTGAAATCATTTTTCTTCTCCTGAATTTAGAATCCAAGAGCAGTTTAAGATTTAAGATTTCGACTTTCTCTATACCGTTCGGTAAGGGCTGAATGCACCTTCGCGGATAGCTATTACAACCGCCTGGGCGTCAGTATTGGCACCAATCTCGTCGAGCGCGTTCACGCGCCTTGCGCGAGCGCCTGAGTAGGTCAGTCCCAGAATTTCGGCGACATCATTCAGTTTCCCCCCCTGTGAAATCGCCGACAGATAATCCAAAGTCCCTTGCGAGAGTTTTAGCGTTCTGCGTTCTTCAAGCGAGCTCAAGGTTGCAAGGCTCAATGCGTCCATGCACCTGTCGAGAGTGGCATCTGACGGCGGGCAGCCTTTGCGGTGCGAGATGCTTGCAATGGTCTTGTGCCCTTCGATTTCGAGAGCGAAGCAAACACCGTCTTCAATTCCGAATGACCTTGCCAGTTCGAAGGATGCCGCGTCCCAACCTTGCCTCTCCAGCTCAGACCAGCCGATACGACCATTGCAAGTCAAACCGTACCTCAAGGTGGCATCCCTTAGGGCCATATCCTTCTCATGGTAGGCTTCCAAGAATGTGGGAGGATAAGTGAAGTGGGAGTATTTTGGATGACCATTGTTGAACAAAATGCCGATTGCGCATCCGAAATCTGAGAAGCGCGACAATGTGTCAAAGGCTAATTTTACATGAGGGTTCATCTCAAATTCCTTGACCATAACTATCCTCTAGGTAGTATACCAAAATGTATAAATCAATATCAATTTTGACAGTGAGGCCACACGCATGACGAGTTTTCAGGACATCGCTAGCGCAATAGTCCATTCGTCCGACAGTGAGTTGCGGGCCATACGTCAGTTCTATCTGAAAAGATTGAAGGTTTTTACTTCTTCACAAGGCCATGTTGCCGAACAAACTCAGCAACATCAGAGATCACGCTCTCAGGTGCGTTCGCAAGACTGTTGATTAGCTCTTCACGGTCTGGAGAGCTAGATCGGCCGGTCAAAATGAAGGTAATGTCGACCTCAAGGGCATCGCAGATAGCTTGCAAGCGTGTCGGTGACGGATCCTGAATACGACCGGTCGTAACGCGAGAAACATAAGTCGCTGTTCCAAAAAGCTTGTTGCTTAACGCGTCAGCGGTCCAATCGCTATGCGCAAGGGCTGCTTTCAGTCTGTTTCTTGCGGCGTTGTCCATGTGCTCGGCTTAGCTCTCCCAATCAACGAAAACGGTAGTACGTATCGGTATAGGGCGCAAGACGGATTAGGCGTTGACAGTTATACGTTCGAGTATATTTATATACCTTAATGTATAAATGGCATCAAAAATGACAAACTGCATTCAAGACATCAAAACTCGACGTGAGGAACTTGGCCTCTCACAGGCGGAGCTGTGCCGTCGTGCAGGCCTCCCCTCTTCCAACTATGTCTGCCGTTTGGAGGGCGGGAAGATCGCCGGTCCTTCGCATGGAACGGTCGTGGCTATTCTCGATGCTCTTGCTGAAGCTGAAAAAGAGACTGTGAAATGACAGGGGACCCCATGAACGGTGTCTGCACAGGCGTCAGTCAAGGCGGTTTTTTCATTTGGCGCATTGCGGAACGGATCGTATCGGGCATCTGTGCGCTGCCAACTCTTTGCGCGGGTTCATCTCGTATTTCCATCCTGGTTCATCCAGCCGGTTGCCGAAACACAGAGGGCACAGAGGGCCGCCACCCTCATTGGTGCTCATATTGGGAACACGAGCGTCTGCATGTGGTCCCCGTTTCCCCCTGGATGGTATGGCTTCTTAGATTAAGCTGCTCTCAGAAGCCTGTAGGCTTCAGTTTTGGCATCCGGGTGTTCTTCACCTTTGAATACCTCAACAACGCGGGCTGGGTTTGTGCCCAGTTTCTGCGCAATGAGTGTGACCGACACACCTTGAAAAAACATGATGTGCGCAGTGACTGCCTCGATGAAATCGAGTGCAGGTCGCTTCTTTGCGGTGACGTTCAATTTGACACCCGTAATTGGGTGTCTTTCGTATGGGGGTCCTTCCCCAAACAAGTCAGCCATGTCGGTTTTTCCTTTCGGGACGTGGTTGGCCGGACCGCACAGGGCACTAGTGGTATCGTGCCTGCGATCCTTTGGTTCCGCGCTTTGCGTGAGTGCGCGGGTTCCTCAGCTGGGGCGATGACTGCGAATCGTCGTCCCAGCACACAAAATATCAAATGTGGCTCCATCGTTTCTCAATCCATATTATTTGATAAACGCTGTGGAAGGTTGTCGAAGCCTTTAATTTTCAGAGGGCTAGATTACCGTAAGTATCAGATATCGATCCGTAATATGAAAATCAGCTCTCCGCGTGGAAGATTGCTGATTTCACTCTGTCTTTACGGTTTTCGGGGAGCACCCTGTGTCCAATGGTACGTGTCCCGCGTGACGCAATGGACAATAGTTCAGCACCAGATGTTCTCTCGTTCAGTTGGTTATGCGGATTTGGTTACCTCTGTAAGAAACGCAGTGGGCATAGAGGGCCGCCACCCTCGCTTCGTCGCCGATTGGGGGCAGGCGCGCCTGCATGTGGCCCCCGTATCCTCCCTGATGGAACCTGGGCGCGTTGGTGCAGCTTGCACTGCGCGCCCCTTTTTCCAAGGGTGGTGCAATGCTTGACCTTCAGCCCTGCGCTTTGGCGTTTCCTGACCGGCCCGATTGGGTCTGGTTGCGCTGGTATTGGGGTATCACAGATTTGCTACGCGCAGGCGTGACGCTTGATGACGTTGCTGCGCGCGAACGGGGGCGGATTGCCTGCCTCGCCACGCCTTATTCCGACTTTCCTGGCGGTCCTGTGTTGGCGGCTGACTACGCGGCGGAATGGGCGGGATTGTTGAGTGGGGCAGAGCTGCTGCCCTTGTCGCCTGCGCTATCGGCATTTGAGACTGGCGCGGCCAGCGCTGAGGTTGGTTCGGTTTCTCGCGTTGCCGAGATCGTCGTGGTGCCCCCGATCGAGGGCTGGCGTCAGTCGGCAGAGGTGTGGCGCGCTGTTTGCGCCGGGCTGGGCGCGATGCGGCCTGTGTATCTGCTGAATGTGGGCGCCTGATGGCTGATGTTCTCGCCTCGGTCCCGGCTGGCACGTCTCGGACGTCGCCACGGCGGCAGCGCCGTCTGATGTCAAGCGAGGTCGTCCAAACCGTCGCCGACTTCTATCAGCTGACGTCCGATGTGCTGATCGGGCCTGACCGGTCACGGCGGGTGTCCTGGCCGCGTCAAATGGCGATGGTGATGCTGCGCAGGCATACGCAATTGGGTGTCTCGGCCATTGCTTCGGCCCTTGGTCAGCAGTGCCATACGACTGTGGTCTATGGCTGTAAGCAGGTCGCTAAGCGGCGTGAGCAATCTGCCGACTGGGACGCCGATTTCAAAGAGCTGGACCGGATGCTTCTGCAGCGTCGGGGCGGGGTTGAGTTCGTTCGACACTGCCACGCGCATGGTCGCGCGTTTCAGACGGTTCGCAACAAGAAAAATATCGAGCAGCAGGGAGGTCAGAATGGACGGCCAAATCAATGACGTGGTGCAGGCGATGCCTGACCCATGGCCGCTGAAACTGGGGGAAACCCTATCGTCGCATGACTGGTTTCCGTTCCATGGGCATCAGTTCCTCGGCTCCTCTTTCGTGCGCACATCGGTGATGGCGGGGCGACGGGAGGATATCGGCACCGCCGTGATCCTCCAGGCAGAGGCCATGCGGGAAGATCCAGCAGGCACCCTGCCGACTGATGATATCGAGTTGGCCGACCTCGCACGGTTTCGCAGCTTGGATGAGTGGTTGCAGGTGCGGGCGCGGGTCTTGAAAGGGTGGATCACCGTGTTGGTCGAAGATCCGAGGACGGGGGCAATGACCGAGCGCCTCGGCCATCCTGATATCGAGGAAGTGGTAAAGGACATGTACAAGCGCAAACGCGGCAGGGACGCGGCGCGGGATTCCTCGCGTATGGCGCTTAAGCGGCACAAGATCCGCACCAAGATGCAGGAAATGGGTGTTCCCGAGCATATGGCTGCGGATAAGGGTGCAATCCAGATGTTGGCAGAGCATTTCGATCATGCTGACATCTACATCACGCCCGACAATCTGCGCGCGGCGATGGCCGAGGTGCTGGGGTATACCGGCGCTGTGACGCCGCTGTCGGCGCATCGACGAACGTGAAATCCTACTGAAATACAACTGAAATGATTTCACTACATTTCAGCATGATTTCACCCGGCAAGTGAAATTGCCCTACAGAACAGAACAGCACAAAACAGAATAATACAGAACACCTTACTAGCGCAGAACTCTGGCGGGACGCCTGTGGATAACTTGGAATTGCTTAGAAGAAAGGCAGAGCAGACATGGACGCTAGAGAGCAACACGCGGGCGAAAAGCGGGTGCGGGAGCACCTGATTGATCCGCTGACCCGGTTGGGGTTGGTGAAGCCATCGGGAATGACGGTGGCGCAATTCAAGGTGATGCAGGACGAACTCTGCGGCAAGCTGGCCTATATGACGGATCTGAACCTGCAGGCGTTGGCCGAACAGGTGCGATCGATGCCCAGCGGCAAGAGCAAGGATCGGTTTCCGATTGCCGCCAAGGTGCTGGGCTGGGCGGCGCAGATCCAAGCGCCCGCCGATGACGCCTCGCCCTTGTTCCGCGCGGTGTTCGGCGGTGCCCTCGGCAAGGCTGCGATGGCGGAGGATTTCGCGCCGGAACTGTTGGCGCATCTGCGGAGCCATCGGGTGTGGCCGCGCGAATACGATGTGCGCCAGATCCGCGAGCGGTCACTTGAGGCCAAGCGGCGCATTACTCGGATGACTGAGGCGGAGCAACGCGGTGGTGTCGTATCCGAGGAAGATCAGCGGCTGCGGGCCGCACGTGCGCAGGCAGAAGAGAAGTGCCGGCGGATTGTGGCGATCGTCGAGAGCGGAGGTGCAGCATGACCGAACATGTGGTGATCGTCGCGTCCGACGGTGTTGCGCGGCTACAGGCAGAGGCGGATCGAATTGCGGCAATCAAGGCGCGCGGTGCAGTACCGTTGGCCTGTGGTGATGAAATTCGGTTGGCGCCGGGGCGTGGTCCAATGATCCAGTTCACGCCTCGGGAGATCCAGCAGACCAGCACCGGTGGCTTTGCGGCGGTCAAGTCAGGGCATGAAGGCAAGGATGCCGCGCGGGTGGCTGATGTGTTCGATGAGATGGATCGTGCCGCGCGTAAGGCGCATCGGGCAGTTCAGCATCGGTTGGAGCGAGAGGGGAAAGATCCGCAGCCTTATGTGCCGCCGTTCACGTCCGGGCAGATCAGTGCGGGCCGTGACTATGCCGCGCTGGTGGAGCGGGTGAGCGCATCGGGTGTCAAGTGTTCATCCCTTGAAGCGGTCAATTCCAGTGGTGGCGGCGGTGATCGGGAAGAGGCGATCTTCCGTGACTTCCAGCGGTTGCGTGCGTTGCAGCGTAGGATCGGCGATGGGCTGGCAAAGGAAGTGCGGCGCATTCGTCCGTCACAGAACGGCGGGCGCAAACGGTCGGCCATCTATGTTCGGCGACTTGTTGACTTGGTATGCCTTGGCGATCTGTCACTGGAGGGCGTCTTGGCTTCGCATGGCTGGGCAAAGGACGGACGCGCGATCCAGGCGCTGCGGGCTTCGCTCTGCGCCGCTCTGGACAGAATGCAGGGCTATGATCTGTCAGGCTGAGAAAGGGTGTTGACACTTAACCCACCTGCAAGGCATGAATAGTACATCATCGCCAAATGCGCCCACGGGAAACCGGCGGGCGTTTTTGCATATCTGGGGGCAGGAATGACCGCCCGAAGCGAATATCACCAGCTTTACAATCTATCGGCATGGCGGCGACGGCTGCGACCACAACACTTGGAACGGCAGCCGTTGTGTCAGGCCTGTCTTCGGCGCGGACTGATCAACGATGGTTCGCTGACCTCGGCTGGTGTTGAGCAGAGCAATCCGCGGCGCCGCTTTCTGGTGGTGGATCATCTGATCCCGCACCGGGGAGACCGAGCATTGTTTCTCGATCCCTCCAATCTTCAGACCCTTTGTCCTGATGACCATGATCAGAACAAACAGCGTTTGGAGACCAGAGGATATTCGGAGGAGCGCGGCGACGATGGGTGGCCCATCGACCCGCAGCATCCAGCCAATCAGTAACGGCTTGGTCGCCCTCGCAATGGGGAGGGGGAGGGGGAGGGTAGGAAGGAAAACCGCTTCAGGTGGAAACCGGAGGGGGAACCTTTCTGTGCGCAAAGTTGGAATTGGATAGAAAAAGCCACACTGGATAAGGAGTTAGATAGTAGCATGCGAGGGCGCAGACCGGCAGAGGAGAAAGTTGTTGCCCTCGCTGAAGAGGGTGTCCCGCTTCACAATTTGGAAGAGAGGGCGCGTATGCGTCTGGAAGAGATCCGGCCCGAAGGTTTGACCGGTGAGCTGCGCTGGACGTTTGACCGGCTGGCGCTGCCCCTGTGCCATCCAACCGTGGATCGATTGAAGCCGTCCAATGTGTTCATGTTCAAACAGCTTTGCAAAGCGGTTCTACGGTTCGAGCGTCTTGAACTTGAGCTGGAAGAGAAAACGGAAATCTACGAAAGCGAGACGCGCAATGGCAATCAGATCAAGTCTCGGCCAGAGGTTGCGCAGTATAATCAGGCCTTCCGTGATGTGCGCAGCCTCGCCAATGACTTTGGCATGACGCCTGCGGCGGAGCGGGGCCTGTCGGGGGCGGTCCAGATGGGGTTCAACTTTGCGGACCCAAATAGCCCTGAGGGATTTATGACGTGAGCGCTGACCAGGCGCAGGTGGGATATGAGGATGATCCGGTCACCGCGTGGGCGCAGGATGTTGTCGCAGGTGATATCGTTTCTGGGCCATATGTTCGCGCAGCGGCAAGGCGACATTTGCGGGATCTGATCGAGGGCCCGAAGCGTGGACTAAAGTGGGACCTTGCGGCAGCCCAACGGGCCATCAGCTTTTTTCCTAAGGTGCTGAGGCTCAATGGTGGTCAGTTCGAGGGTCGACCTTTTCAGTTGCACCCCAGTCAGGCCTTTCGGATCGGCTCGCTATTTGGGTGGAAAAAATACAGCGCGACCCACGGCGCGTGGCTGCGTCGGTTTACGCGCTTCTATGATGAGGAAGGTAAGGGCAACGGTAAGTCGCCAATGCTGGGTGGAATCGGCCTCTACATGATGGTGGCCGACGGAGAGCCTCGCGCTGAGATCTATGCAGCTGCGGCTAAGAAAGATCAGGCAGGCATTCTGTTTCAAGATGCCGTGGCGATGGTCGATCAGTCACCGGTTCTGAAAAGTCGAGTGAAACAGCTCGGAGAGAACCCGGTTTGGCAGCTGACCTATGTAGGCAAGTCTGGAGATAAGCGTAAATTCAAGCCGCTGTCGGCCGAGAAGGCGCAGTCCGGGCCGCGGCCACATTGCGCGCTCACCGATGAGGTTCATGAGCATCCGAACCGGGATGTAATCGACATGCTGGAACGTGGCTTCAAGTTCCGTAAACAGCCGCTGCTGTGTATGGCCACCAATTCTGGCACCGACAAGAAATCGATCTGTTGGGAGGAACATCAGCACGGGGTCAACGTGGTGACCGGCGTTCATGAGGATGATAGCACTTTTGCCTTTATCTGTTCACTGGATGACGGCGATGATTGGGAAAATGACCCGACCTGCTGGGTTAAGGTGAACCCGCTTCTGGGGGTCACAATCGAAGTTGAGTACCTGGAAGGCGTAGTGAAGCAGGCGAAGATGATGCCAGGTAAACGCAATGGCATTGCCCGTCTGCACTTCTGCCAATGGACGCAATCCGTGAAGGCCGCAATCAAGCGGGAGGCTTGGGTGGGGTGTCACGGCGCGGTTGACCCTGAAGCGCTGACCGAGGCGGGCTACCCGTGCTTTGGCGGATTGGACCTTAGCCAAGTACGGGACTTCACTGCATTCACGCTAACTTGGGTGCTGGATGCGACCAAGGATGCCGAGCAGTTGGTGTCAAAGACATGGTTTTGGACCCCGAAGGACACCTTGCTGGAGCGTTCCGGGCGGGATCAGGCGCCCTATGACCTGTGGGCAAAGCAAGGCCATATCGAAGCTATCCCTGGTGAGCGGCTGAAATACCCATGGCTGGCTGATGCTTTGGCTGATCTTAATTCTCGCTACCAGCCTGAAACGATCGCCTGCGACCAGTACGGGTTGGAGCGGTTGAAGGATAGCCTCACAGAGAAGGGTTTGGTGCTTCCGACCGAGGTGCATCCGCAGGGTTTTCAAAAACGGATCTTGGACAAAGTACCTGATCCGACCAAGCCAGGTGAAGAACTTGAGATCTACCTGTGGATGCCGGATTCGATCAACAAGCTGGAAAACGCGATCTACGACGGGCGGCTGACGGTCGCGCCAAACCCGCTTCTGGACAGTATGGCGGCCTCGGTCACCTATGCGGAAAACCGAACCGGGCATCGGATGTTTGACAAGGAAAAGGCTCATGGGCGGATCGACGGGATGGTGTCACTTGGCATGTCCGTTGGCATGGCGCTGTGTCGGGAACGCGGGCAGCAAGAGCAATCGCCTTGGGCTGATGACGGGTACTCTCTGGAGGATACACTTTGGGACTGATGGGGATATTTCGGCGTGGGACAGCTGCGCAGGCGGAGGCACCGGTGGAGAGCCGTGCGCAGGTTGTCGTGGACAGCGGCGAGGCCTCGGTTGCTGAAGTGCTTAGCGGTGAGGTGGCCGAAGGGGTCACCATGAAAGAGGCGTTGTCGCTGCCAGGCGTCTGGGCTGCAATCAACTTTCTGTCGGCGGCGATGGCGGGCCTACCGGTTGAGGTGTTCGAGAAAACGGCGGAGGCCGGTGGCGACAAGAAACTGAGCGGCGGTGTCGCCGACGTGCTGGGCGCGGCGGTTAATGACAGCACCACCAGCTTCTCTTGGCGTGAAACGTTCTTTGCGGAGGTGTTCGGGCCGGGGCGGGCTTACACCTATGTCGAGCGGCGCGGGGTCAAGGCTGTGAACTTGTTCCCGATGGAATATGACCGCACCTCCGTGCGGAAGGTGAAGGGGCGGCTATTCTACGATTACCGGGAGCCTTCGGGGAAGGTGAAGACCTATGAGGGCAAGGATGTGATCGACATTGCGTTCTTGCTGAAACCTGACCACGTGGCCCACCACAACCCGGTGATGACCTGCGCCAGCGCGATCCGGCAGGGGCTGAATGCTAACCGTTATGCGTTGACGGTGTTTGGTAAGAACGGGGTGCCGCCCTATGTGCTGAAAGGCCCGTTCACAGCTGCCAGGGAAATGATGCGGGCTGCGGCTGACCTCATGAAAGTGACCCGCCGGTCGGCTGAAGAGGGCAAGCCAGTGCTGCCGCTCCCGAGCGGGCACGATCTGGTGCGCCTCGGCGATGATCCGGAAAAAATGCAATTGACGCCGGTGCAGATTTTTGCGGTCGGGCAGGTGGCTCGGATTTATCAATTGCCGCCGGTCTTTTTGCAGGAGTTGAGCAAGGGCAACTATAACAATATCGAACATCAGGATTTGCATTTGGTGAAGCACACACTGCGACGCTGGGTGAAAAAGTTCGAGCAAGAGCTGACACTGAAGATCTTCGGGCGCGGTTCCAAGCGCTACGTCAAGCTGAACCTTGACGGCATCATGCGCGGTGATTTCAAAACCCGGATCGAGGCGATTGTGAAGGCGATCCAGAATGGCCTGATGACGCCAAATGAAGGCCGCGCGCTGGAAAACCGCGCGCCGCTGCCGGGCGGCGATACGCTGCTGGTTCAGGGTGCCACGGTTCCGATTGGATTGGCTGGCAAAGCCTTTGCCAAGGGTGCTGCTGCTGCCGCATCTGGCGATGATGTCGTGTCCGATGAGGGCGTGGCTGAACAGGAAACCGACACAGAGTAGAGGGAGGCCGCCATGAGCGACCCGCAACGTGAGGTGCGTTTCTGCGCCGTCGCGCCAATTGAGCTGCGTGAAGCCGAAGCCGGGAGCGATTTGATCAATGTTACTGGCTACGCTGCCGTTTTCGGTGAACAGGCTGAGATTGGCCCACTGGAACGCTGGGGCTGGGCCGAGGTGGTTGAACGCGGAGCCTTCCGAGAGGCGCTGTCCCGCGGCGATGATGTGACCTTTTTGGTCGATCATGTCGGGCTGCCGCTCGCGCGCACCTCGTCGGGTACGCTTACTTTGACAGAGGACCAGCGCGGCCTGCGGGTTGATACCGCGCTGGACCCGTCCGACCCAGACGTGCAGCGGATCCTGCCAAAGATGAAGCGTGGCGACATGTCCAAGATGAGCTTTGCCTTCATCGCAGAAAAAGAGACATGGGACGAAACCGGTGATCACGCCCTGCGCACGATCCATTCGGTTCAGTTGTTCGACGTCTCGATCGTAACGGACCCTGCCTATGAGGGCACCGAAATTGGGCTGCGGTCGAAAACTGCGGCTCTTGGCGGCGATGGTGAATTCTACCGTCGCCAGATGCAGATGCGTGCGCGTCTGTCCGGCCTGGCCTGACCGGCCACGCCCAGAAATTCCGCGCCTTGGGCAAGCGCAGTTTCGAGACAACCGAAAGGGTTAAATATGTCGAAGATCAAGGAGCTGCGCAATAAGGCGCAGAAACTGCTGACCGAGGCCAACAGCATCCGGGGTGGCATTACCGAAAAGACGCCGAAAGATGAGGCGCGCGCGGCGAACGAGAAGTTCGATGCGATGATGGACCAGTATGACGAGATGGTGAAAGAGGCCGACCGCGAAGAGCGCGCCTACAATGCTGCGCAGGAAGCAGAGCGGCGCCGCGAAGAGCGGGAGCGCGAAGAGCGCGAAGAGCGCCGCCCCGGACATGAAGAGCGCAGCCACACACCCGGTGAAGGTGTGAGCGATGAATACCGCGAAGCGTTCCGCGAATACCTCGCATCTGGTGCTGATTTGTCCGAGATGAGCAAGGAGGCGCGCGCGGTGCTGCGCGCGGGCTATCGCGAAGAGCGGGCGCAATCCACCGGTTCGGGTGCTACCGGCGGCTTCCTTGTCCCGACCACCTTGGCAAGCGCGATCAATATCGCAGCTGCGGCTCATGGCCCAATGATGGACAGCAACATTGCCACCGAAATCAACCTGTCCAACGGTGCACCCTTCGATCTGCCAAAGGTCGATGATACCGACCAGGATGCGAACCTTCACACCGAGGGCGACGAGGGTGTGGATGACAACTCCGGCGATATCGTCCTGGCAAAGACTTCGCTGGGGGCTTACGCGCTGGTGACGCCCTGGATCAAATGGTCCTTTGAACTGGCGCAGGATTCGTCATTTGGTTTCGAGGCTCTGTTGGCCAAGCTGGTCGGCGAGCGCATCGGTCGCAAGGGCAATGCCTGGCTGACGGTCGGTTCTGGCACAAACGAACCGCTGGGATTTGTGACCGGTGCGCCGGTGGGGCACACTGCTGCTGCTGCGCAGGCGCTCACCTTCGATGAGATCATGGATTTGGAGCACTCGGTGGATCCCGCCTATCGCGGTGGTCCTAAGGTTCGGTTCCAGATGCACGATCAGACCGTGAAGGCGCTGCGTAAGCTGAAAGATACGAACGGGCGCTACATCTGGTCTGACGGTGACGTGACCAAGGGGGTGCCGGCATCGTTGAACAATAGGCCGGTGTCCTTCAATCAGGCTATGGCGCAGGTTGCTGCCAGCGCCAAGCCCATCGCCTTCGGTGACTTCTCCGAATACTACGTGCGCAAGGTGGGCAATCCGCTGATCGGCGTGGCCCGTGAGAAGTTTTTCCCGAACCTCGGCCTGATGGGGGTTCACCGCATCGATGGGGCCCCGGCCCAGACCAAGGCAATCAAGACCCTGCAGATGGCGGCCTAACCAGCTCATCTTGGCTGTTTGATCAGGCGCCCATGGCGGTCCCTTTTGGGGCCGCTTTTTCTTTAACCTTCTGAGGGGGAAAGCCCATGAAGATCAAGGTAACCACCAATTGCGCCGGGCCGTTCGGCAGTTTTGTCGTCGGCCAGACTCCGATCGTATCTGATGAACTCGGTCGCGATCTGGTGCGCGCTCAATATGCGGAAGTGATTGACGCTGATGCGCAACCGCCGCAGTCGGTTTCCGAGCCGACCGAGCCGACCGAGCCGACCGAGCCGACCGAGCCGACCGAGCCGACCGAGCCGACCGAGCCGACCGAGCCGACCGAGCCGACCGAGCCGACCGAGCCGACCGAGCCGACCGAGCCGACCGAGCCGACCGAGCCGACACCTGCGGCCAAGACCGGTCGCAAGGTTAAAGCCTGATCGGCTCTTAATGCCCTGCCAGAAGGCGGGGCAACCTTCTGCAAGGATCTTTGCTATGGCCCTTTCCCTGATTGCCCCGCCGGTATTGACGCCGGTGGATCTGGAACAGCTTCGCGCCCATCTTCGTCTCGAAGAGGGTGAGGATGACGAATACCTGCAACGTTGTCTCGATACCGCTGTTGTGCATTTCGATGGCGATGATGGTGAACTGGGTCGAGCGCTGATCGCCCAGACCTGGCGTGAAACTTTCACGACCGTTCCGCCCGCTGGTGGCTCCGTCATGCTGTCACTATTGCCGGTGGCCAGTGTCTCGAAAGTCGAGGTTTTCAACCCTGCCGATGCTTGGGAGGAGGTGCCCGGTTCCTCAGTCGAACTGTTCGAGGCAGACGATCGGTTTCATGTTTCGTCGGCAATCTGGCCGCGCGCCGGACGGCAGCGTGAAACGTTGCGAATTGAGTATGTTGCTGGCTATGGCTTGGCGGCTTCGGCTGTGCCGCTGCCGGTATCCCAAGCGATCCTGCTGTTCGCGGCACACCTCTACAAGTGCCGTGAGCCAGTAGTTTTCAGCGGAGCGCCAGTTGAGGTGCCGTTGTCCATTGCCCGATTGGTGGCGAACTACAAGGTTTGGTGGCGCTGATGCGGATTGCAGAGTGCAACCGCAGGATCACCATCCTGCAAGCCGAAACTGCAGAGAACGATGCAGGCGAACAGGTTGCAGCTTCTTGGGGTGAGTATGCGAAACCTTGGGCATCGTATGAGCCAGTGAGTGACGGTGAGCGCCTGCGCGCTGCAGCAGTCGAGCAGAAAACCGATGCCCGGTTTCAGGTGATCTGGTCGCCGCGGCTAGCGACCGTCAACGGTGAGTATCGGTTGCGGTTCGATGGCGCGGATTGGCGCATCACGGGTATCAAAGAGATTGGCTTTCGTGAGCGCTTGGAAATCACAGCGTGGCGGTTGGGAAAACAGGCGGTTTGATATGTCTATGAAAATGAAGATTGAGGGGGCAGGCGATATTGAGCGCGCCCTTGGTGCTTTGGCGCGTGGGACCGCAAAAGGCGCGACGCGGCGCGCCATGAAGAAAGCGCTTCAGCCGGTGGCCCGCGCGGCGGAGGGGTCTCCCTTTGTGATCGCTGTGACCAGCAAGCTGGCCCCGCGCCAGAAAGGGCGGGCACGGGGAGATCGGGGGCGCAGTAAGCTGGCGATGTATGTGGGGCCAGTCCAGCAGGATGGGTCGCATGCGCCGGAGGCTCATTTGATCGAGTTCGGCACTGGCGACCGGTACCACAAGTCAGGCAAATATGTCGGTGCTGTCATGGCCGATCCGTTCATGCGTCCCGCTTGGGATGCAAACCGCGAGCGCGTATTGTCGATACTTAAGCGCGAGATCTGGGCGGAGATCGAAAAGACAGTAGAGCGTGAGCGCCGCAAGGCTGCGGGTGGGTCAAAATGAGCGTGGAGGGTGAGCTCAAGGACTTGCTGAAAGCTCTGGGCTATCCTGTGGTCTGGGGTGTGTTCGGTAAGGGGGTCGGTTTCCCGCGCATCACCCTGCAGCGGATCGCGACGGTAACCAAGTATTCCCTGACAGGGCGTGCGGATGTTGAGACCGCACGTGTGCAGGTTAACATCGCTTCAGAGACCTATGGCGAATTGATCTCATTGGTTCCGCTTGTGTCGCACACGTTGACAGAATTTCGTGGCAGGTCAGTGATCCGCTGCACAGAACTATCGCGCCGGGACGGATCATCCGAGACCGGTGGCGATATCATCCGGCAGCAATTGCTGGATATCTCGGTGCGGTATCGCGCCTGAACCTTGGCCGGGGATCCGGCTTTTCAAACATGATGTGAGGAATTGAGATGACAGCTGAAAATGTTGTTCCGGGCGATCTGTGCACTGTACATTGGTCAGAGGACGGCGTCGTCTGGGAGGAAATCCCTAAGTGCAAAACAGTTGGGGTGCCTGAAGAAAACCCGGAGTACCGCGATCGCACATCGCTTTCCAGCCCTGGCCGCAGTCGTGAATGGGGGGTTGGTCTGACCGATACCAGCGAGCTGACGCTCAACTGTTTTTATTCTACAGCGCTTATCAAAAAGGCACGGCAGTACAAGGCCGCACGAAAAGCTGTCTTTTTCAAGGTTGAATTACCGCCAGAGGAAGGTGTCCAAAGTACGGGTGATGTCTTTGACTACAAGGCCTTCGTCAATCCCTCGACACCGAATGTCGACCATGAGGGTGACCTGATGACAGACCTGAAACTTCGCCCGACCGGTATCGTAGGTTGGACTGAGGGGGCCGCACTGTGATCAGTTCCGTATCCGTGACAGTGGGTAAGAAGACCCACAAGCTGAAATGCTCCACCCTGGCCATGGCGGATCTGGAAGAGGCGCGCGGCGAGAACTTTGATGTCATCTTGAACCAGCTCATTGTGGGTAATCAGGGCGTCAAAGCTATCATTGCGGCTTGGGCTGCCCTTCTGAATGATGGCAAAGGTGTGCCGACTGAGGACGCCGCCGCTGTCCTGGATGACCTCGGCGGCTATGCCGTCGCTGCGCCCTATCTGGCGCAGGCGCTGAACAAGGCCTTCCCGATGCTTCAGCTCAAAACCGATGCTGATGATGGCGAGGATGAGAGCGCCGAAGGTGGCGACGATGAGGGAAACGAGGTGCCCCCGGTCGAATAGACTGGGGGCACTTGCTATCGACGTGGTGTGAGCTGGGCAATCACCACGCCGATTTCTGGACTGTGAGCCTGCGCGAATATGACCTGATCACCCGCGCAGGTATCACAGCCAAGAAAGACGCAATCGCGGTGCAGCGGGTATTAAACCAGGAGCTGGGCACCTTGATCTCCTATGCGTTTCACAAGCCTGAAAAAATGCCGGATTTCACCAAGGTGAGCGGCGCGAGAACCACCAAGAAAAGCAACCCTAAACAGGATGTCGCGCGGCTGCGCGCCGCCTTTATCGGGTTGCACGTTCAAAGCAAAAAGGGGCAGTAAATGAGTGCAGTTATCGGCGCACTGCGCGGGCTATTGTCCCTGGACAGTGCCGCCTTTGAATCCGGCGCCAAGCGCTCCAAGGCTCTCATGGGCGGTCTTGAGCGCCGCATGGTCAAGATGGCCGATGGCTTTGAAAAGCACGGGCGCCGGATGTCGCTGGGGTTTTCGCTGCCCTTGGCCGGCGCGGCGGCGGTAGCTGTTAAGTCCAGCCTGAAAATTGTCGATGCCCAGGCAAAGATGGCGCAATCCCTGAATACCACGGTTAAGTCGGTTCAGGTTCTCGACCGGGCTGCGGATCTGGCTGGCGTGTCCATAGGTGAAGTCCAGCAGGGATCGATCCAGCTCACCAAGCGGTTGAGCCAAGCCGCTGGCGGAACTGGGGCTGCGACCAAGGCGCTGGAGCGCTTGCACCTTCGCGCCAGTGATCTGCAGGCTCTGCCGCTTGATGAGCGGATCGCGGCAATCCAGGACGCCATGCAGGACTATGTTCCTGCTGCTGAACGTGCGGCGGTTGCCTCTGATCTGTTCGGTAGCCGTGCCGGTGTGATCTTTTCCCGGATCGATTCCGCGACGCTGCGGACGGCTGCTGATGATGTCGAGCGATTTGGTGTTTCTGTTTCGGAGGTGGATGCCGACCAGATCGAGGTGGCCAATGATGCGATCTCGCGCCTTGGCGTGGTCGGGCGTGGTGTCGCCAATCAATTGACCGTTGGTCTTGCGCCGTCGCTGGAGTTTATCAGCGACAAGACAGCGGATGCTGCGGAGTGGTTCAGTGGGCTTTCGGATCAGACAAAGCAATTTGTGGCGGGTGGGCTGGCGCTGACGGCAACACTTGGCCCGGTTGCGCTAGGCCTCGGCATGGTGCTGAAGTTCGCGGCACCGATTGCAGGGGCCTTGGTTGCGGTCGCTTCGCCAGTTGGTCTTGTCGTTGCGGGCTTTACGGCGCTGGCCGTAGCGGGTGCTGCCTTGGGCAGCAGTTCAAATGATGCCGTGGCATTCGCCGAGGCGCACGAAATTGCGATGGACAATGTGACCATCGCAATGGGGGATCAGATCAGCGCAACCGTCCGGCTGGCAGATGCTTTGCGTGAAGGCGGGCCGGTCACCTTGGCTGCAATTGAGGCCAAGATGGCAGAGGCAGAGGCCAGCCGCGCGGTCACTGCTGAGTTGGTGCGTCAGCGTCAGGAGAAAGAGCTTGAGGTTCTTGGCTACTACGATCTGCTAGAGGCAATCGGGCGTTACCAGAACAGTCTAACTGCGATGCGCACTCCAGGGGATGACCTGGAGCAAATGCCGCTAAAAATGCGTGCTGCCTATGAGGAGGCGGAGGCCGGATTGGTGGCCCTGCTTGCAGAGCAACAGCGACTACTGGAGGGTGTGCGCAGTCAAAACCAATTGACCGCTGAAGAAGCCGCGCATCTACAATTGATTGAGGCAAATCTTGCTGAACTGCAGCGACGCTGGAACGAACTGAACGGCATCGTCTCCGAGAACGTCAATCTAACTGATCGCGGGGCTGTAGCTGCTGACAATCTGGCGTTGGGTCTTGGTGGTGCGGTCGGGCAGGCCGCAGCATTAAAGGGGTATCTGTCCGGGTTGCCTGGTGCGTTGGCTGGCGCGCGTGCAGATATTGCGGGCCTTGAGGCCGGTATCTCGGTTCTAAAAGGCGGCGGCAGTAAGCTTGCGGCTGATGTAGCCAAGTATCGTGCCGAACTGGTGGCAACTTTGCCGCCGCTGGAAAAGATGCATGATGGTCAGCGGCGCAATGTAGAAGAGGGGATCGCTAATCAGGTCAACCTCTATGAACAACAGCGGCGACTACAGGACCAATATCAGAAGCAGATCACCACGCTCGGCAAGGTGAAATCCGCCGCCGGTTCCGCGTCCAAAAGCGCGCTGCCGGGGTTGGTGCAGGAGATCGCCCATCGCCGCAAACTGGTCACGCTGACCGGGGAGCAGCGCCGCAAATATGAGGCGCTGCATGCGGTGCAAGGGCGCTTGGGGCGCGATGCTGCGAACCTCAGCAAGGATCAGATCAGCGGGTTGGCTGATCAGCTGATCGCGGTCGAGGATCAGGAAGAGGCCCTGCGGCGCGTCACCAGCATGCAGGAACAATGGTCTGAACAGATCACCCGCACAGCGTTTGAGGGCGGCAGCCTGAGCGACACGATCAAGGGTATGCTGAAGGATATCGCCTATCAGTTTGCCCATTCGAATATCGTGCTGCCGGTGGTGGCTTCCGTTACGAATGTGCTTGGGCTGGGCGGCCTCATCGGCGGTGGCGGCGGCGGTGCTACTGCCGGTGGCGGTGGTGGTAATCAGGTTGGCGGTCTGCTTGGACTGGGCGGCTTGGGCGGCAGTCTGGTTAGCGGCTTTGGCTTGGGTGCGTCGACTCTGTTTGGCGGTGGCCTTGGGGCATATACTGGCCTCTTGGGTGCTCAGGGTGCTGCGGCCTTGACGGGTTCGCTGACCTCAATCGCAGGCTTTGCTGGCGCTCTTGGTCCGATCGCCATTGGTATTGCAGTTCTGGCTAAGGGCCTGTCACGCGAATACGATGGGCGCGCCGTGCGTGGTTCGCTTGGTCCCGAAGGGTTTGATGGTTTCGAATTCGACTTCTGGGACGGCAAATTTCTGCGCGGTGATAAACAGGTCAACTATGATACGCGCCCAGAAATTCAGGCTATGCTGGATGATGGCGCTGAAGCGGTTCGCACCAACGTCGAGAAGATGGCCGCAGCCATGGGCCTTGGCGCCGATGCGATCAAGGACTTCACCGCCGATGGCTTCACAATCTGGCTGACCGGTCCAAACGCGGGCAATCAAGAACAGATTGCGAAGGCATTTGAGGAGCAGCTGACCAAGCTCGGCGACGGCATGGCTGATCTGGTTTTGGAGACTGAAGACTACGCCAAGGCCGGTGAAGGGTCGTATGAGACGCTTGCCCGCCTGGGTGGGTCGCTGATCACTGCCAATGAGGGGTTTGACCTCATCAATCAAACCTTGCTGACAGGCTCTTTGGAGGCTGCGAACAGCGCTTCACTGCTGATGGACGCTTTCGGCGGTGTCGAGCAGTTCACAACCGGCCTCGGCTCCTACTTTGAGCTGATGTTTACCGATGTGGAAAAGCAGGCCAAGCGGCAGGAATATGCGCAGAAAGCCCTTGATGAGGCGGCGGGCGAATTGAACCTGACATTGCCGACCACCCATGAGGCATTTCGCAACCTCGTCGGTGGTCTTGACCGAACGACTGAAGAGGGGCGCACCGCCTACGTGACCTTGATCGGTCTCGCGGATGAATTCGCCATTGTGCATGGCAACGCGCAAGAGGCAGCGGATGCGCTGGAAGGGGCGGGTGATAGCTTGTCGCAGTTGGAAGCAGAGGCGCAGAAGCTGAAAGAACAGGATCTGCGCGATGCCTTTGACGGGCTGAGTGCGTCGATCGATGAGGCGGTGAAGCGTTTGGAGGGCCGTCTGGATGTGGTCGGTGACCGGCTGAAACTGCGGTTTAAGCGGTTGCAGATCTCAGTCGATGCTGAGCGTGACGAATTCCGCACGCGCCATGACGGGCTGATAGATACGTTGTCAGGCCGTCTGAGCAGCCTTGAGAATGCTGCAGCCGCGTCCAGTCGTCTCTTTGAAACGCTGGACGATGCGGCCAAGTCCCGTCGCAGCGTGGATGCAGGTGCCGCTGTGATGGCGCGGCGCAATGCGCTGGCTTACGTCAAGGATGGCGGTTCCGATCCGAACCAGCTGTCCAACGCCCTGGGGGTATTGGGTGAGGACAATTCGGGCACCTTCTCAACTGCTGAGGACTATCTGGCGGATTTCTACCGGACGTCCAACATCATCGCGCGCCGCGCCGATGGGGCAGAGTCGGCGATGAGCGCTGATCAGATGGCCGTCGATGCGCTGGAGCGTCAGATCGAACTGGAGAAATTGCAGTTTGACGCCGAAATGGCCCGTCTGGATCAGATCCTTGCAGATGGGCGGCAGGCGCTGGAAATGGCGACCGGCGAATACATCGCGGCGATCAAGGTTGAGAATGCCGTTTCCCAGCTCAATCACACCGCTGAACGCCATGCGCTGATGTCAGAGCGGATCGAGGGTCGGGTGGCGGAACTGGAAACCATCCGCACCAGCATGCAGGAACTGGTCGCGTCCACCATTGATCCGGGCGTCGGCCTGCCGGGTGTTGTCCAGGGTGTCCATAACGTTGTCTCGGCGGTTCACAGCCTGAGCGGTGACATGTCGACCATGGTCAGTGGGATCTCTCAGGCTGTCGCGGCACAGCTCAATTCGTTTGCGGCCTCGCAGGCGAACTCACTTCAGTCGGTCCAGAACCAGATCCGCAATCTGGCGCAAGCCCAAGCCGCGGCTGCAGCGCCCAATCAGAACAAGAAACTGGAGCAAGAGATGCAGGGGGTGAAAACCGTGCTGGAAGGGTTCTTGGGGCCAATCTCGGATGCGACCGGCAAAACGGCACAGTCCATCCGCCGCATGGAATTCGGCGATGTGAAGTTAGAGGGTGGCACATGATCATCATCAAGCCGATCGAGGTCACGGGGCAGAACCTGACCTCGGACGTGGCGTTGTCGGAGCCGGAATGGTCCGCAGGCACCACGCCGCAAGATGCCATTCGCCGCGTCGGTAACGTTCTCTATCGCGCAGTTATTGAAACCACGGATGGCCCGATTGATGGGCTATCCGCTGACCCGCCAACCTGGATCAAGGTAGGTGCTGCCAATCGGTTCAAGATGTTTGATGAGTTCTACCATTCGCAAACCGAAGCGGATGAGGTGGTGACCGTGACCATTGATCCGCCTCAGGTGGTGAACTCCGTGACGCTGCTGAATGTCGATGCCGTTTCGGTGACGGTAGAAATCTTCGATGACGATGGCGCACCGATTTATCAGGCCACAAAATCCATGGCAGATAACTCGCAGGTGGCTGACTACTGGGACTATTTCTTTTCACCGGTCCTGCGAAAGAAAAACACCAGCTTTGTGGATCTGCCCTCCTACTCGCGCCCCATCACAATCACCGTGGCCGGGGAGCCTGGTGGGACGGTTCAGATTGGCGGGGCATTCATTGGCGCGCAGAGAACGATCGGGCTCACCCAATATGGTAGCGATCGCGAACTCTTGAATTTCTCAGAAGTTAACCGGGATCAGTTTGGCAAGTTCAATATCGTGCCTCGCAGAAAGGCGGATCTGGCCAGCTTTCAGATCGATCTGGACACGCCGCAGAACGATTTCGTCTATGACCTGCTGCGCAGTCTTGCGGATATCCCCTGCATCTACATCGGCGATCCTAACCGCGATGGAACCATCGTCTACGGATACCCGCGCGGTGTCCGCATTCCCTATGAGACACCCGATTATTCCAAAATAACGCTTGAAGTGGAGAGTGTGACCTAATGCCTATCACCAATGTGCCTGCCTTCACCAAGATCCCAAGCCGCGATGATCCGCCTGCTGAGTTTTCCGCCGACGTTGACAGCTTCCTTAGCGAGATCCCCGACCGCGCGCTTGCCAGCAATCAGCAGGCGCAGGAGGTCAACGCAGCGGCAGAGCAGGTGGCCACTCAGGCCGCAGCGGTGGCAGAGGCCAGCGCCGCGTTTGAAAGCGGCGTGAACGCGGATCGCTGGGCCGCTGGCGACTACAGCGACGGCGATGCGGTCTGGTCGCCCACGGATGGGCAGACCTACCGCGCCAAGGCCGATTTCACCTCGGTCCTCGATCCCGCCGCAGATCCCGCCAACTGGCACAACCTGAACCCGGTCGCGCAGGCCAAGGATGAAATGACCCGTCTCGCGCTGGTCTTCGCCGCGAATTTCTAAGGAGAACCCGATGTCACAATACCCCGTATCCAAACGCCTCGCGCTTGATGCCATGGCGACGGTCTACACCGTGCCAGCCGGTCGCTATGCGATGGTCTCGCACCTTCAGATCACACCGATCGATCCTGACAATGAGGTGGACGTAACAGTCCAGTGGCTGGACGCGTCGGATAGCGATGCGATCACGCAGCTCTGTCAGGGCGAGACGATCAAGCCGAACGATACCGGCCCGATCTATCCGATGGGCGGCACCCTGATCCTGAGTGCGGGCGATCAGGTGCAGGCCGAAGCCTCTACCGCAGGCGATGCGGTGCTGAGCTTCAGTGCCCTGGAGTATGATGTCTGATGGGCGGCATGATTGGCACCATGCGCGGGGATCGCATGTTGCGGGCCGGTCGCAATCAAGCAATCTCTGGGTTCGGCTTTGAGTTTGACCCTACTGAAATTGTTGATCACGGCGCGCAGCGCAAAGCACTGACTTTTCGCCCGGACGGCACGCGCTATTACTGCTTCGATGATGGCTCTTCAGGTACAAAGTACATCCGCCAGTATGATCTTGCTGTTCCCTGGTTGCCGTCGTCGTTCGTTGCCTCGGAACCCTATAGACTGACCACGGGGTTGTCGCCAACGGGCTGTGTCTTCAAGCCTGATGGCACCTCATTTTTTGTATTTGAGAGCTACGACAGGCGAGTAGTTGAATACACTCTCAGTGTGCCTTGGGATGTAACTACTGCTGTATTCTTACGACAGAGTGGGGCGATCTTTTCGGGTTACTATGGGGGCATCGAAATCACACCAGATGGGCGGTCATTGTTTGTTCTCAATTCAAACGTCGTCGGGCACTTTACTATGGCAACGCCATGGGATCCTTCGACGCTCGTCTATGATCAGTCTAAGACATTTGTCCCTATAACTGAGATGAGGGATATCAGTTTTGCTGCGAATGGCATGGGCGCAATGGTGGCTGGCCGCCCCACGAATGCCGCGAACAACAATTTTGGCATTGCTCTGTTCACTATGGACGCTCCTTGGGATTTCGCGTCGTTGACCTACTCAGGCCGTCAGATTCATCTGGTGGAGCTGGTCAGTACCACGAGTGGACCTGGTTCTGTTTACTATCGAGATGAGCGTGATCATCAGCAGCTCTTCTTTGTTACTAGCGGTCGGTATTTTTCGAGGATTATTCTATGACCCAACTTTATCACACCGCCACTTCAGCCCCGGCGCCGCTCCCTTTCCGCATTCGTCTGAGCGACGGGCGCAGCCGCACCGATCCGGCCAGCTTCACCGCTGAGGAAATCGCGGATGCGGGCTATATCGCGGCACCGCCGCCGCCGGATCATGATCCAGCATCCCAGCGCCTGACGTGGGACGGGGCCGCTTGGGGCGTTGAGGATATCCCGGTGCCGGATCCGGTCTATCAGCCGCTGACCAAAATCGGGTTCATGAGGCTGTGCATGTTTCTTGGCGGCATGACCCCTGAAATGCTGGTGGCGGCGCGGGAAGCTCCAGAGCTGAAAGCCATGTGGATCATGCTGGATATGGCGGAACAGGTGCAGCGGGATGATCCTGAGGTAGCGCCGGGGCTGGCGCTGCTTGCTGGATTGGGTCATCTGCCCAATGGAGCCCAGGCCGTTCTGGATGGCTGGCCAGCCGCCTGATTGGTACGCCCGCAGCGGGTCGGGCTATCACACCACCAAAGCAATCGCATGGGAGATCGGAGCCAAGGGGTCCGGTCTCTTTTTGTACGTGCCGCAGGGGTTCCCCTTCGATGTCTCGATCCCCCGATGGGCCGGGTGGATCTTTGACCGGCACAACCCGCGATACCTGAAAGCCGCCGCGCTGCATGACTACGCCATTCACGTCCTCGGATGGGGCCGGGTCAGCGCGGCCGCACCGTTTTCCGAAGCCCTCCGCGCAGCAGGCGTGGGGCGCATCCGCAGGCTGGCAATGGTGCTGGCCGTCACCATCCACAAGTGGAGCTGAAAGGCAATTTGATGAAATTGGAGCTGTTTCAATCCGCGCTCGCTGGCGCGCTTGGTGTGATGTCAGCCATCCTGACCAGCTATGGCACGTCCTGGCCGGTGGTGGTGGTTGTGTGTCTGGGCGTTGCAGCGGCGCTGCTGGAGATCGAAAACCTGCGTTGGCGGCCTGCATTGGTTCTCAGCGTCTTTAACCTGATGATCGGCGCGTTGGGCGGGCCGATGGTCGCGGCGTTTCTGGGGTCCAAGTTCGACCTACAGTTTCCAGCCTTGACGCTGATCATCGCCTTTCTGGTGGCCTATGTGGCGCATGACGCCTTCAGCAAGGCGCGTGGGCCGATCATGGCGTTGATGGTGAAGGTGATCGGCATGGCCGGAGGGTCAAGCCGATGAATGCCCTTATTGATCTTGTCGCCGCGATCGCGGGGCCGGTGCTACGGCACCGCGCCCGCTGTGTCGTCTGTTTCCTCAGATCCAGCACCTGGGGCCGGGTGCGCCTTGCTCTCTCGCTCGTGCTTTGGGCGGCGCTGTGTATCGCCGCGATCGCGATGCAACCAATTCAACATCAGAAAGGGCATCCCTATGAAACTCACCACCCGTGATATTCAGGCCCGCTGCGCCGCCCTAGGCTTTCACCCTGGGCCGATAGACGGACGCAGAGGGCCACGCACCTCTGCGGCCATTCGGGCCGCTCTTGAGGCGCACAACGGCAGCACCATCGCTGATCTGTTCCACAAGAGCGGTTTGCACCGGGTGCATATGCACTGGACCGCCGGAGCCAAAGGCGTCATCGAAATGGAGCGCCGCGCCTATAACTCGCTGGTCACGCATGATGGACAGCGGGTGCAGGGCGTGTTTCCGCCAGAGGAGCAGGCAACCTATGCTGTCGGTCGCGCGGCATCCCATACCCGCATGTTCAACACCGGTGCGATCGGGCACGGAATGGACGCCATGGCGGGCGCAAACGAGCGCCCGTTTGATCGTGGATCCGCGCCAATCACACTGCGTCAGCTTGATGCGTTCTGCCGGTGGGCTGCGGAATACAGTGTCCAGTATTGGATCCCGGTCAATGTCTACGGCATGCCGACCCATGCCGAGATCCAACCGATATTCGGCGTGCGCCAGCACTGGAAATGGGACATCACTTGGTTGCCCGGAATGTCCGCGCCCGGTGACCCCTTGGTGGTTGGCGAGCGCCTGCGCGACATGATCCGCGAGCGCCTGCCTGACGTGCGAGCTGCCGCATAATGCGGTGGGTCGCGATCGGGGGCCTGTGTCTGGCGCTTATGCTTGGGGTCGTGTCCTCATACCTGGTCTGGCGCAATGGACACCTGCGCGAAGATCTGGACGCAGCCACGCGCCGCCTACGGGTGGCGGAGCGGCAGGCCGATGACGCACGGCAGACCGCCGATGTGCTGGATGCTCATATCAAACGGATGCAGGAGGATCGCCGCACGTATGATGTGGAACTGCACCGCCTGCGGGAACAGGAGGGATACCATGCGCCATTGTCTGATTTTCTCGGTGATGCTTTTGACCGGCTGTAGCCAGCCCGAACCGGTGCCTGTTTATGTTAAGAGGACCATACCGGGTGAGCTGACCACGCCTTGCACTGAGCCGGTGAAGGGCCGGCGCACAGAAGGCGGTCTTGCTGAGCTGGCCCTGGGCTGGCGCTTCACCGCCCGCTGTAATGCCGGAAAGCTGCACGATATCGCGGAGCTGACGGGGCCGCGATGA